TTGATCATTTCGCTTGTGCGGGCAATAGATATTGATAGACAGCAAGCCCACTATTGACTGTGATCTCGCAAGCACCCTGATCGCTGATCTTAACGATCTTGTCTCCGGGTAAATCCATGATACTCATGAACACTTTGACTGGCCACATCCAGGGGCGGCTCAATGTGCCATTGACTCCCGGATGAAACACGAAGTTACCGCTGTGAGTTGAAGGATCGCCGAAATAAATTTTTAGATCATTGTTGTCTGTTTTAGTAGTGAAGTTTGGCTCTTCGTTATTTGCCTGCGCCTGCTTCTTGAGTCTCAAGATACCTGCGACAGTTGGTTCGAATTCTACATTCCATGTAGCACCCTTGAATGTAACATTCTTTACTTTCTCTTCGATGATGACCTTGCTCATCAATCGATAGTCATTGACGAAATCATTTGTCTTAGTAGAAAAGTGAATAGTAGCGGGAATCTCTACGCCATCTTTGTTTTGTTTCGTGACTTTGATAGTAGCGTTGTTGTCGTAATCATCAAAGCTTAAAATAGTTTTTAGCTTACCAAGATTAGGCATGCCAAAAGTGCCGATGAAGTCTGCGACGGGATTGATGAATTTGCCATTAACGATCACTGATTTATCTTCTGCGATTGCCGCGATCTGTGTCTCAGTGTCAGTTCCAACGACCTTGATGAGATCGATGACACCTAGACCATGTGTGTGTTGGATTAAGTCTTGTAGATTATCTTTCATATTTTTCCTTTGTGTTAAGATATTTAGGCACTATTATGATGTAATATAGTGGATTTTTTTGTGTGTGTCAACACTGATTTAACCGAAACTAAACAGATCATCAAATGTTGAATTGGTATCGGTATTACTGCGCAGGTCCCAACCAAGCACACCCAATAAGTTTTCGATCTTCTCGTCAACCAATGTTCTTTCCATTTCTTGATCATCGAATGGCAGATCACAGAACCATTGGGGCAATCTCAATTCGTCTGTTGGATAAGCAACACTAGTAAATCCTAATGGATTTTGTTTCAATTTACATACGATGACCTTCATGCCGTCAACAATTTTCATAGAATAGTTGTCGCTATTCACGCGGCGCAGATAATTATAGTTCAATGCTGCCCTCACATGACCCGGCATGTTTGCCCTACCCGTCTTGCTACCGGCTTCTAGATCACCATAGTATGTCAACTTATTGACAGATTTAGGACTACCCTTAGTCCAGCTATCTTGCTTGCCCAATTCAATCTTGAAGTCCTTGATCTTTTCAATCACATCGTCACGGCCTTTACCAGACAGAACCATTTCTAATACAGACATCAAGAATTCTTGAACATATTTGGGAGTATCCGCCCTCTTGAGATCGAGGCCCATTGCCTTGATATCTCCCATCTTGCCCTTCGTGTCTTTTCGTTTGCCTTCTTTGTCAAAGATATTGATCGCATATCGTTTTTTCGTGATGAACAAACTTCTATCACCGATCAATTCACGACCTGCTTTGATGATCTCCCCATTCTTTCTAGGAGCATGAAAGGCTTTTTCGAGGAAAGCTGGGAAACTTTGATTAGCCTGTTCAGCGATACTGTCATACAATCCGATACAGACTTCTTTATTCCATTCTAATTCGCCATTGTTTATCTGAGACTTCAATATCGGATACGCGCTGAAATAGCAACTATCAGTATCACCGTAGACGATGGCATCACCGTCATGCGTATAGACACCCGCTACAGTTTCATTGATAGTACTCATCATGTGTTTCACGATCTGCCTGCCAGTCAATGTAACGCTTTGGCCGATCCGTTTGTCATAGAAACGACAATGCTCATTCAACAACGCACCATATGCTGAGTTCAACAAAATCTTACGAACCAACTGACGCTTATCCCAGTATTCCCTATCTTCCGGCGTCGTTGATTCTTTTAATTTTTGTTGCATGACTTTACGATCACTATACCACTTAGACAACAATCCAGGAATCACACCCTCAGTCTCGTAAGTGAATATCGTCCCGTTCGCTGACAACATATAGGGCTTGTGACTATCAAAGATCAATTTCCATAGTTCGGCAGCACTCATCCCAACACTACGACCATCTTCGTAATCGAGGATCAATGTAGTCCCGCGCTCTTGATTCATGATGGCAGTGTATTCTAAGCTACCAAACAATCCTTCCCATAATATTGATCCAGTTACTTCTTCGTCTCCGTCTTTGCTCCGCTTTTTTTCGCTAGCCAGCCGTCTCCCTTTGTCGTGCATGTACTGTTCGGTGAGTGTTTGTCTGACTTGTCCAACGATTGTCTCGGGAGCCATGTTGAGGGCTCTAATAGTCGAGGGATAGAGCGAGTTGATATCCACTGCTCCGACCCACTCATGTATGCCCCTTTTGGGCGTAGCAACATAGGCACCTGCCGCTTGTTGTTCATCACCGTTTGCTTCCTTTCGTTTTTTATCGGGAACTACCATACCGCGCTCATGCGCTTCATTCATGATCGCCATTTCGATCATGGCAACCGACCCCATGACAGTTGGCAGCAATACAGTATTTTCATGTGCTAATGCATTCGCTAGATCGAGGAACTTGAGTTTGTTGTGTATCTTGACAAGCAACATCGTATCCTGTCGATTATATTCCAAGAACTTTTTAAAGTCCTTGTTAAACAATTGATCTAATGTGCCTTCATATTGCGTTTTGTTCTCACCTACTTCCATCTCACCGATGAAGTCTAGCTTATAACTGTGGCGACTCTCATAGTTATACTTCTTGTACAACTGTAGGTAGTCCATGTGAATGCGACCAACTAAATCATATGTTGTCTCAGTTTTACCAAATCTTTCGTATTCACGGGCTCTGGGCAATTGACCTAGTAGACAGAACTTGCGTGTATCATCCTTGCTCAATACCCGTGTCACACGATTGACCATGTAGGGTATGTCGTACCCCTCTGAGTTCCAGCCAGTCAATACATCGGTATCTTCGATGAGTTGGAAGAATACTTTGAACATCATTTCTTCGTCGTCGCACAGTATACAGTTGTCAAATCCTTCCGTGATATCTGTGGCGGTCTCAACACTCATGTGTTTTGGCTTCAAACACAATGTGATCAGTTGATCTTGCCAGTCAAGATATAGTGAAATAGCAGTGACTGGATTGAAAGGATCATTTGTTGGGCTGAAACCTTTCTCGGGGTCAAAATCTACCTCAATGTCAAAGAAGCAAGTATGTAATTGGGGAGGATCGATATTTAGATAATTTTCGCTGAGGCAACGGAAGACAACATTGATGTCGCTCTCGTATAACTTCTTACCAGAGTGTATCCGCCGCTCTTTCTCAAATTCGGCGCGCTTCCTTGTTGAAAAACGACTAACATTATCGCCATAGATACTGCGAAATTTACCTTTAGGATCGCTGTAATAGAAGACATAGTTTGCAGGATATTCTTTATATGTTCGTTTGCCTTCTGTAGTTCTTTCAACTATAAAGATCCTGTCACTATCACGGTCGTGAATAGCGTCAACATAACTCATAGGGTCTTACCAACAGTCTCCAGAATCGTGTTTAGTTCTTCGTGTTCTTTGTTGGTCTGACCTAGACCAGATTTGTATGCGATTTTGATGGCTTTCTTTAAAATGCTTGGTTTGATTTCCATTTCTTCTGCTACTGCTTTGATAGTGTCATTCAACCCACCCTGTAATGTTTCGATCTCATGCATGACAGACATGCCTTCGTTGACTAATTGGGTAAGTTTAAGTTTGCCTTCGGCAGAAAAGGTTCGTTCAGACATAATTGCTCCTAGAAAGTATATAGTATATAACAAATATTTTAAAGGCGCAAGATATTATTGGAATATTTTTGGATTATCTTTGCCGTAAATCTTGATGTATTTGCCCGCAAGCATGTCTGCCATCGCTTCGATGGGGCTTCCGGGATAACTTGAACCATGCTTGATCATGTTCAATTCTTCCTGCCTCACATGAACCAATTCATGGAACACAGTCCTCAATATATCAACTAAATTGCGATTTTGAGCGTATATCCAAATCTCATCGTCACCCATTACATGCCCCCCGGTGTGATGATTTGTCTGCGCCTCTTCTGTATCGTAACTTAAATTGATCCTGGGTTGGTTCTGTACATTCAATTTTTTACAGGCCCAGTCGCTGAATTTCTCCACTTCCCCGACCATATCAAGGTCTAGCTGTTCGTCTAATTTATTTTT